TAGACGGCCAGTGATGCGGCTAAGAATGAGCGAAGCCACGATGCTGCGATTGCTTGGATTTGTTTCATTTCTTTTTGTTACCTTTCTTGGGAGCTTCATTTGGAATCTCCACAGCTGGCAATTCTCCCGAGTAGGCGACAAGCTTCGGACGACCGAAGCCCACAATTTCTTTTCCAATGTTGCGACGCTTAATCATGACCATTCCGCCATTACGTTGATCTCCGGTGCCGGATGTGTTGCCTTCAACGCAGATTACAGAAGTGACTCCAGCTTTGACGACGATGCCGATGTGCGAGATTCGGTCGATGCCATCATGCGGAAAATCCATGAAGCATAAGTCTCCGACTTGCGGCTTGTCTGTAATCCATCGGCCAATATCTTTTAATTTATTAGCTCCGGCAGCTGTTGAGACCATTGATGGAATCTTGACTCCAGCTTGATCCGCGCACCAATTGACGAATGATCCGCACCATGGCAAGCCGTCGGCTTTCATGAATTTGCCGTACTTTGTCAGATTGTCGCCTTCTTCAACGGTGCCGACTTCTGCCAGTGCCACTTCGATGAGTCGAGCAGCTGTGCCAATTGGATACATCATGAAAGCAAGAGCTTAGCTTCATCTTCGGTTAATCCAAGACGAGCCAAAAGAGCAGCCTTGTCTGTTTCGGCTTTTGCCTTTGCCGCTTCGAATGCTGCTTGTTCTTTTGCTGCCTTAGCGCGCAATTCTTCTAATTCTTTGATTTCCTTATCAGTTAAAGGAATTTCAATAATTTCGCCTGTTTCGATATTGTGTTCCATTTTAAATTCATTCATTTTTATGCTCCGTATACTGTGTAAGAAGATGCGCCTTGAAAAGCCGTACCACTGCTTACAGTAGCCTCGATAGATGTAATTTGTGCGGCTGTTTTAAAAATGCCGCTTCCTGATACAAAAGTGCTAAAACCGCCTGAACCTGTAAAGCCAGCCGTCCATGCAAAATTTGTAAATCCAGCCGCTTTGCAATTTGTTAAAGTTAAAACATAAACAGAAATTGTATCGTTAGGCCCGCCATTCGTATTTCCTTGCATGCGAATTTCTGAGTTTGTTGTTCCAAATGTTGTCGTAGTGGCTGGCGTTGCTTGAGTGTTAAATGAGCCAGCCGCTTGTGCGTAAACGGCAGATGAGGAACCATTTAATCTAATTCTCAATTGACCATTAGCGGTTGCCCAGTTTACAGGTGCGAAAACCACTTGAATGTAATCCTGAGTCAATCCTGAAATTGTGACGGTAGTTCCAGACATTGTTGCAGTTGCTACTTGTGCGATGTTTAGTGCTGAAGATGGTGCTGCGACCCAAGCCGGCACTCCACCGCTTACAGATAAAAATTGGCCAGATGAGCCAATACCGATTCGGGATTTTGCTGTGCTGGATGTGTAGTAATCGATATCACCGGCTGTCGTTCCCGGTGACAGTGACTTCAACGAAGTGTCCACTGATGATCCGAGTGTACGGATCGCCGATGCGCCATCTTTGACCAGAGCTGTATCGTCTGGAGTTGTCCAGCCATAGTTCGTCGTCGTTGCCATTTTTTCTCCTTATGTCTAGGCCACTATTGTGGCATTCTCCCAGTCTAAAGTCGGTGATATTGTCAGCCATGTCTCCGTGATTGGCACGTCGCTCCATTTGAAAGCTTGCAAGCTGTAAGCCACCGGCGACAAGTTAATTGTCAGTGAGAGTCGATTGTATGAAGTCGAAAATGTCCAACCTTCGACGAATCCTTGGAATGTGCCGCCGATCATGTTTGCTGGCAAGTCAGTGATGTTCACCGGTAATCCCATGAAAATTGAAAGCAGATCGTCGCGATCGACATCCGAAAGCTCCGGATTTGTCAGCTCATAATTGAGAGTCTTAAAGATGTCGGACGGATAAGCTCGCAGCTCCAGATAGAAATTGGCTTGGCTGAGAGCGTCTGCCGAATTGTGCAAAGTTGTCGTGACGATATATCCCTGCTGTCCATAAGTGGCGATAGATGTGGCGTCGCTGGCAGATTGCTCCGATGAAGATGTCGCGTCGTATTTGACCGTGACTGAATTGCGAAGATCGCCGGTGCGACGTGCAACCGAGATTCCATTGGCAAGCGCGTCATTGGCTGAAAGCTCGCTGTATCCGTTAGCTGCAAGATATTGGCTGCGATGTGTGCTGTCTGCATAGCAGATTCGACCTTGGCCGTCTTCGTATAAATAACCGAGTCCAGACGTGGCAAGGCCGGAAACGATATTGAGAGCTGTTGCCCGTGATGATGATCGAGCTGCAAGCTCATAATCGCCGGGTCGATCTATCTCGCCAAGTCCAGTATTTGAAGCGTCAAGCCATTGAGTTGTCGGATCATAAGTCGCCCACGTCAAAGCCGGTGGTACTTCATCCCATGACGCAAAGAGCAGCGGCTCTAAGATGTCATAAATCTGATCACCATCGAATTCTTTTGGCAAGACTCCATCGACCAGAATCTTGGCAAGCTTGGCCAATGCTCCCATCGCGATGATTTTGATTGACTGCGTAATCATCACGGATCCAGCACTTCGGACAGTCTGTGAAATATCTGTGACGAAGCCGCCGAAGATTGGCACGAATGTGCCAGTGGAGTCTTTGACTTGAATTGCTATCTGGTCATTCAGATCGGCTGCAATAGTCACATTCTCGTCGAGATTGATAATCTCTACTGAGCAGTAACCGGCAGCCGGTTGGACGTAGAAGTCAGTACGTCCGGACGTGATTGAAAGATTGGCCAGTGTTATGTCTGTGTAATCGACTCCGGCAATTGTGACCGACCATTCCGGTGACCAATTGCTCATCGGTCGTACGCGCCCACTGTGGAGCTAATACCGCCGCGAGCGAGTGAGTCTTGGAATACTTGCTCGACTGCTCTGGCTGCGCCCTCTGGATCGCCTACCACGCCCATGTTGATCGTCACCATTGTCGCAGCTTCTCCACGACGGAATGAGCCGACGTCGAATGTGCCTTTTGCTTCTGTAGCTGTCAAAGCGTTGGCTTGATTCTCCAAAACTCTGAATTCTTTTGTCAGAGCATTCAGCTGCGCGATTCCTGCGCTCTTACTGATGCCGCCAGTATCGACTAGGAATTGAAGCTCTGTGAATTTGTCTGAAATATCTGTAAGTCGTTTTGTAAGATTGACCAAGCTAGTTGCGCCGCTTGGTGTTGAAACACCACCACCGCCACCACCGCCGCCGGAGATGCCGCCACTTAAACCGCCGCCAGTAACGCCGCGGCCGGTGACACCGCCACCGCCGCCGCCGGAGATTGCTCCCGGAGCCCCACTTGTTGCGAATCCACCGCCACCGCCGCCGCCATCTCCACTATTGGCCAGAGCGTTTGCTCCAGCTAATACGGCAGCACCAATCGCCACAGCTGCAACGCCGAGAAGCGGATTGAGTGCGAATGCAGAAGCTACACCGGCCACGATTGCGGAAGCTTTAAGAGCGTTGTACACGGCGATGAGACTTTTGACCGCTGCAATTGTCGCAGTGACTCCAGCTGCAATTTTTGACACGACGAAAATTGTGCCAATCACTCCGCCGAGAATGATGAGTTCATCTTTGAAAGCCACGACAGTCTTGATTAGACCTCTGATGCGTTCGCCCCATTCGAATGCAGCTGTGGCGGATTGATCTATCCCATCCACGAATCCATTTTGACCAGTCAGACCAGCCACAAAAAGATTTACATTCGGAATCACGACATTGAGAAGATATGTAGCAAGCCTTTCGACTACCGGAAGAAGAGCTGCGCCAATTGATTCTTGCGCTTCATCGATTGCAATTTTGACGCGCTCGAATTTCTTTGCTGTTGTTTCAGCTTCATTCTCTGCAAAGTTTCCGAATGTGCGAGTGAGCTGCTCCATGATTGCATTGGTGTCTTTTGATTTGAGCAGATTGGCATCAAGTCCAAGTCCAAGACGGCCGAGCGATGTGGCGTTGCCGTCGTAAGCTTTACCAAGTGCATTCGCCGCCGATTGCAACGGCACTGAAGTGGCCGCCGAAATATCAAGCGCAAGATTGAGAAGCTTTTGTGCTTCTTCGACATCATTCGTTGATCTTGCAAGTCTGGAAAATGCTGGACGAAGTTGGTCGTCTGTCACGCCTATAGCAAGAGCTGTTTTATCAATCCAAGCACCGGTCGCGGCTATTTGTGCATTGGTGGCCGATGTAGAAGCTTTGAGAGTCTCTGTGAGCTTGCGCTGTGCAGCTTCATCGTCCAGAGCGTTCTTGATGACTTTTGCTGCGTATGCTCCGGCAGCTGCTCCAGCTGCGGCGAATGCGAGAGCTGCCTTCTTGCCGAAGTCTGTGACACGATCGCCGAAGCTTTGAACTTCACCGGTCGCGCTTTTGACTCCCTTTTTTAATTCATCGAGATCAGCGTCGAAAGTGATTTTGACTTTTGGAATTCCAGCCATTACGCGAGCCCCACTTTCTTCACGACGTCTTGAATGAGTTGGATGTATTCCTTAGCCACTATTGGCGTGTAGTAGTCCACGGCCGGATTGATCCAATAGCCGCCCTTCTTCGGAGCAGCTTTGAATCGGTTGGTGTACTTACGACCGAGCGAATCTTCACCGGCGTGACCGCCGAATTCTGTGCCCCATAGAAGAGCTCCGGCAGCTGCTTGATTCTGACGCACTCTTGTCTTGCCATTTTTAGAAGTCTCGCCGCCGTATTTGCGACCGACCTTCTTTGATCCACCGACATCGACACGAATGAGACGATCGCGTGGAGTCGAAATTGATTGTGCAACGAGACGAGTCTGTGGAGCTGGAGCACCATGCGAGAACATGAGAAGTTGACCAGCTAGACGCTTGGACATCATCTGCGCTTGATCACGAATTTCATTCTGCGAATCTTTTGGCAAAGCTGAGAGAAGCTGGAAAAGCTGCTTGAGCTGGTACGGCTCGACTTGGATTGCGACGCGCCCTTGGCCGCTAGCTGTTGCCATTTCTCTTCTCCAGAATCTCGATTGCTGTGTGAACGTCTTCAGCTGTTACGAATTCGCTCCGAGGCTGACCTGTCGCGATGGCCAGCTCCCAGAGCATTCGATTTACACTTCCGACGTCGTAGCTTTTGGGCTGGAGTCACCGACTTGAATGTCTGAGACTCCTTCTGCCCATGCTTCGAATGGCTTGACCGGCTTGCCAGCTGCTTCGCGCTTCATCGCGTGATACGACAAGAAGAG